GACTGGGCTACCGACGATTGAGGGTTAGTTCCTTTATCCTTTGGGGCGGCGTATAATCGCCGCCCTTTCCACATGCAAGCAGGGACACCATGATAGGACAAGAATTATTAGATGTTGTGTTGCCCGAAAACGGCTTGCTTTGCATCGTAGGGTTGATGAGTGATAGGTCTGCACCTCCTGTTGTTAAGTATTTCAACATGGGGAGTGAGGAGGCAGATGAGTGCATCAGGTCGCTTGATGAGGCAGGGCGCGAAGTTTATTTCGGGTGTGCAAGTTACGTTGATTCATCTAAGGCTAAGGATGTTCGTAATGTCCATAGTCTTAAAACATTTTATTTAGACTTAGATTGCGGGAAAGACAAGAGCTACCCAGACCAAAAGACAGCAATACTAGCACTGACAGCGTTCTGCAAAGAGGTCGGACTGCCCATACCGACACTAGTAGATTCAGGATTCGGAGTTCACACCTACTGGCCCTTGGACGAATCGGTAGACTATAACGCATGGAAGCCCGTAGCTGATGCTCTGAAAAGAAAGACGATTGAGAAGGGACTAAAAGCAGACAATGTAGTTACAGCAGACGGTGCGCGAATCCTTCGCATACCGGGGACTACGAACAAAAAGCGCAACAATGCTCACAAGTTAGTCACGTTAAAGAAAACTTGCGCTGCTATTTCCTTAGAGGACTTTGCATCCAAGATAGGCTACATAGCGCGGGGATCATACTCAGCCAATAACGCTGACCCTGTGATGGATGCACTGCTGAAGAACAGCACGAAGTACAAATTCAGCCGCATATACAAGAAAAGCATTGAGACTATTGAGGTTACGGAACAGGTAGAGGAAGAGTATCTACAAGAGGACGGCAAGAAAGCAATCCGCCTCGTCAACAAGAAGATTCAGAAAAGCGCAGGGTGCCCGCAGATCGCCTACTGCGTTGCCAATAGAGCATCACTAGAAGAGCCTATGTGGGATGCCGCTCTATCTATTGCATGGCACTGCATAGATAAAAACGAAGCTATCGACATGGTGTCGAGAGACCACCCCGACTATGTATTTGCCGAAGCCTATGCGAAGGCTGAGCGCAAAGTGGGGCCACGCTTATGCGAGAAGTGGAAAGAATTAGACCAGCCGCAGCTTTGTGGGCAGTGTATCCATAGAGGCAAGATCAGCACTCCTCTGCTGTTAGGTGTAATGATTGAAGAAGCTACACCTGAAGACAATGTTTTCGAGGATAAGCACGAGAGCCTTGGCGAAACAGTTACAGTAGAAATACCTAGTGACTACCCTTTTCCTTGGCTAAGACCCAAGACAGGTGGTGTGGCATTTAGAGGAAGCCCAGAGGATGCAGCACCTTCAGAAGACCCTGACGCTGACCCTGATGAAGTTATGGTGTATGAGCATGACTTGTGGGTTAAGAGCAGGATGTGTGACGGGCAGGAGGAATACATTGTAATTGCTAGGCGACTGCCTAATGATGGTATCGCTGAGTTTACTGCACCCCTGACCGTTGTATTCAAGACAGACAAGCTGCAAGAGTTACTATCCAAGAAGGGTGTCAGCGCCGCAGCGAATCCTAAGCGCCTAGAGCTACTAAGAAAATACTTAGCGGCATGGGTTCACAAGCTGCAAAAGGACAGCGCGGCGGAAAGATCAAGGATGCAGTTTGGCTGGCATGATAACGGGCAGAGCTTTGTAATAGGCACTAGAGAAATAGATCGCACCGGCAATATCAAATTCTGCCCTATTGCAAAGAATGTAGAGAACGTAGCTAAGATTTACTCCAAGCAGGGTGAGTTAGCGATGTGGCAGAAAGTAGCCAATACCTATGCTATGCCGGGAAATGAGGCGCGAGGCTTCAGTCTGTTTGCAAGTTTCGGTGCGCCCCTCTACAAGTTTATTGGCGAAGGCAGCATGTTGTTGCACCTGACTAACGTAGCTTCTGGCGTGGGTAAATCCACCGCACAGAAGGTAGCAACAAGCGTATGGGGTAATCCTGTAGAGGGTATGCTGACAGACAACGACACCAACAATGCCAAGCTGCATAGAGCAGGTGTGTTGAACAATATCCCTGTCTGCATAGACGAGCTGACCAATATGGCACCTGAAGCCGTGAGCAGGCTGGCGTTTGACTTGTCCTCTGGCCGTGGCAGAAATCGCATGGCTAGTAATGCAAATGAGGAGCGAGTCAACGAGACAACATGGGCTACGATATTCCAGACTTCAGGCAACAACAGCCTGTACGATGTGCTTAAACAACACAAGGCATCTGTAGAAGGTGAGATGTATCGTATCCTTGAAATCCCTGTGCCGTTGGACAAGAGCTTGACAAAACAGGAAGCAGATGACCTATTCAGTTATACCTTGCCTAGACATTACGGCATAGCAGGCGAAGAGTTCATGAAGTATGTTGTGCCTAATCTGGACAACGTGATTGAACGCATGAAAGAGATACACGACAAGTTCGATAAGGAAGCAGGGCTGAAGAGCAAAGACCGTTTCTACTCTGCCTGTTTTGCGGCGGCGTTCACGGGGGCGGAAATCGCTAATCGCTTGGGTCTAATCAAGGTGCCTATAGAGCCTATATGGGAGTGGGCGCTAGGCTTAGTGACAACCACCCGTGCTACCATTCGTAAGTCATCTATCGTCAACGAGGATAATAAATACGAAGAAATAATAAGCCGTTACTGGAATGAAAAGCACCAGCATATTCTTGTCGTAAGCGCAGGGGCATCAGAAGTTGATGATATACTGATGAGGCAGTCTACTTTCAAGCCCGTGATAGGCTCGTTGAAGGGGCGCTACGAAGTGTCAAAAGAAAGGCTATATCTGACTATCGCTGACTTCGAGGCATGGATGAGTGAGAAGCGCCTACCGACAACTCAGCTAGTGGAAGCATTGAGGGCGTCTAATGCACTGGAGACAGAGCAGATGCTGAATATAGGCTTCGACACCAAGGTATACTCCACAGCACCCGTGAGGGTCTACCGCTTTAACACCAGACTGCTAAGCATCATATTATAGCTTGACAACCGCATTGAGGAGGGGTAGTATCCCTCCATTGCATTTCGTTTTGTTCTCTCGTTCCTATACCTACCCTTAAGCCACCTTCCCTCCATAGGTGGCTTCTTTTTGCCTAAAACTCCAGACCTAGCTTTCTAGCAATATCCAGTCCTTGCTTGGCGAGCGTATTGCGCTGTTCGTTCTGAATGTCTATCCTGCGTTTCTTTTCCGCAGCGTCTATCGTAGGGTCTTTCTCGATGCGCGTTATGATCTGCATTTTATTATCCATAGCCTGCATCTTGTCGCCTAGCGGGGTGTTAGCTCTCATGTACTTTGCGTAGTTTTTGTCTTCGCGCAGCTTCTCTAGGGTATCTACGTCACCGCCCTTTTCCAACTTGGACACACTCTCAGCAAGGTCTCGAACATTGTTATAAACCGTGTAGAAGTCATTCACCGCAGCATCCCTAGCGCCTTTGGTAAATGCACCGCCGATCAGGGGTAAATCTGAAAGAATCTTCTCAGGTTTCTCAGGGCCATCGTACATAAAATAGTCTGACACGGCGCGAGTCACACCCCATATCTGCCCAAAGAAGCCCTCCATTATGTGCTCCATACGATCAGGAGACAGAGTTTCTAGGTCTATCCCTGCATCGTGCAGCTTGCTTGCAACCGCTTTGGTTAGCTCACCCGCCTTCTTATTTCTGAGGTGTATCATTCCTCTGGAATCGGAGCCTGTTTCTATGGGGCTTTGCGTATGGAAGTCAAAGTTTATAAAGGCTTCTACCAAGGGTTTGATTGCATAGATAGTCGGCATAGGGGGAACCACCGTTTCCCAAGCTGCTTTGCCCGCTTCTGTTACGGCCTTTTTAGTAGAGATAGCCCCCATGTTCAGGAGCGTAATAAGCTCAGGCAGCGTCTTAATGAAGAAGCCCAATTCGTAGGGGATAGATATTTTGGTAAAGGGGTTGTCCTTATTACCTATCGGCACCAGCCAATTACCAGCGCGGTCTACAGTGCTCAGATAATCTTCATCATCTGAACTTGCCATAGTGTAAGCTGCGGTGTACAGCGCTATCATAGACGCACGAGAGTAGAACATACGTCTAGCTTCCATTGCTTCAGCTTTGCTCAACCGCCCGTATTTTCTAGGCATGGCGGCTTTCATCAGTACATCCAAACCGTTTAGCGCAGCGCCGAAGAAAGGCGTAGTGGCCCTCATGACCCGAACATTCTGTGATCTACCCTGCTTGGAGAAGTTGATAATCTCCCGTGCTTTTATCGCCGCCAGATTATTCGCATCCTCTTCGCTGAGACCTTTACTGATAGCATCTTGATATGCGCGTTCAGCAACCACCGCTCTAGTAGCACCGTCCACCGCTTCATGTATTTCCTTAATCCGCTCGATGCCCTTGGTTGTCCAGCCTTTGCCTTTCTCGACATATTTGATGAACTCTATAGGGTCAGTGATAACGTCCTGTGCTGCGACTATGCCTCTGCGCTTCAGGTCTTCATACCGCTTGGACTTACCTGCGGCTATCTTGGTTATTTCAGCAAGAGTATCAAAAGGCGTCACCAACCCTGTTCTACCAACAAGGCTAGCGGTCAGTGGCTCACGCACCAACTGCCGATACCAGAACAGCGGGTTCATAACCATAGCGCCGCGCACGACGCCTGATACTTTCTTAAGCTGTTTGAAGATAGGATTGATTAGAGGCTGCGCGGCTTGCAAAGCGAACAACGCCTGCTTATCTTTGATGGTGTAGTATTTAACCTCACCCTTGTCACGGAATTGCACAGCATCAGGATCGTCTTTACCTAATCTGCTAGGCTCTGCTGCACCCACGAGTTCCATCTGTAGTGCTGCGGCTTTGTTGAGATTGTTCTTAGCTGCTGTCATGGTGCACAGTGCGATGTGCTTGAGAATGTTACTCTCTACCATAACCTCATGGAAGTGAGCTTTCTGCCGCTTTATCTCAGGCAGTTTGTTTGCACCTCTACCCATTTTGCTGATGATGAGTTGCAGGTGCTTTTTAGGGTCAATCATAGCCTCTTCAAAGTCTTGCACCTTGTACAGAGGTATGTAGTTAGGGTACTCCCGATACTGCTTGGCTGTTTTAGAATCTATCAATCCGCTATCTTCGAGAAGATCAACGGACTTTCTCAGCAGGTCATAGACGTTTTGTGCTTCGCGGGCCAACTCAGGCTCGGCGCGTTCTAGCTCCTCTGCTTTACGAATATCCTCTTCAGAGACTTCGGTGCGGCCTCTATCATAGTTGATACCCTCTAGCTTTTTCTCAGCAAGAGTGCGAAGGTTTTGCGCTGACCGAGTGAAGCTCGCTCGCTTCTTCTTGTCCTGTAGAGTGCTAGCATAGTCATCCAGCTCGTCTGCTTTAGTCAGCAGATCATCAGCAAGGGCTTTGGTTTTTATGTCAGCCTCGCGTATGGATCGACCTCTAAGTGCTACCAGCATTTCGTTGAACAGTTCTTTTTTGCCTGTCTCAGCTACTCGCCTGAATATCTTCTCTGGGGCTAAACTGTGATCTTTAATCGTCATCACAGAGCCGTCGCCTACATCTTTTACGAATCCGTTATGGATAGAGTCAGCAATGACATTGCCCACCTGCGCGAAATGGCTAGCTAGGAAATCAACACGGGCCTTTTTACCGACCATAGTAGGCAGGTTTTCTGTAACCTTGCCCAATGCTTCAGACTGGTCAAGCCATTCACTACGCAAAGAAGTATGCCGCCCTGATGTAAGAACGTCACGCGCAGCTTCTGAAAGTTTTTCGCCAAAGTCCTTGTCCTTTAGCTTGCCTGCTAATCCTCTTTGCCCTCTAGGGGTTTGTCGAGACATTACTCTAGCGGCATCTGCTCCAGCACCTGTTACGATTATAGCCTCATCTTCCCTAATATCCTCCGCTGTATAGGGGGCACTCTCTCTGCGCTGCTCAGCAGTCAGTTTGCGCCGCCCTGCGACATCTCGCGCTTCTCGCTCACCAGCTAGGAGCTTATACAGCGCGTGTTGAATATCAGCGAATTGGCTAGTAAAGTCGTTAAGGGCATCGGTTGCCTCTATTAGTTCTGCTTTCTTCTCATCTAGGGAAGTTTCCAGCTTTTCTATTTCGGCTTTATGCGTGCTTTCGATTTTTCCAGCAAGGTCATACTGTCGAGCTTTTACTGAGGTATCGTAAGCGCCCTTAAACTCTCTTTTCTTATCAGCAATATACTCTTTTAGCAGCTTAACCGTAGTTTCAGCATTGTTAACCCTTTCGTATAAAGCAGCGTTTTTACCAGCATTTTCCTTAAGCTCTTCAATCGGGGCGGTCTTTTCCCTCTCGTAAGCTAAAAATTCGCGCTGTAATGCTTTAGCGCTAGCACTATTGCGTACAGTTTGCTGCTGCGCTTCAGTGAGTTCGTCATAAGGCTTAGCGTAAAAAACACTAGCTACCATATCTTCTCTGTTGTAACGACTTTTAACCTTACTAAAGGGCACACCCTGCTCTTCCATAGCCAGTGCATTGAGCGCGTCATAGTTAGAGGGGGCGCTGCGTGCCCAGTATTTTGCTAGCTTATTTAAGGAATCTATGTTGCTTAAGCGCACCGAATTACTATTGCCGCCGCGAGCAAAACCCTCCTTTGTTTGAACCCAATGCTGTATTTCGTGCAGGGCAGTGCCGAGCGCGGCGTCAGCAGAAAGGTTGTTAGGTGTCACGTTTAGAGTGTTAGTTGCAGGGTCAAACCAACCTAAACTCTCGTCATAAAAGTCAAACAGGGCAGGGCGCTTAGTGAACTTTACCCCCTTTAGCTCAGGATAAGCAGCGAATAATTCAGGAGCGTCTAGTACATCCTCAAGACGAAGCCCTTTGCCTCTTACAGATGCTTCCGATATTTTTTCCCAGTCTGTCGCCCATTCAGCCTTGTCGTCTGGAATTTCAAAACGCCATTCGCCCTCCGTGCCTTTGAACCAGCCTGTATCCTTACGGACTTTTTGGGCGCTTTCTCCAGCAGTGGTTCGTTTTTCAGCTTCCTCAAGTTTGCCTAAGTCAGCGCCAACAGCGCTCTTTCCTGCGTAAACTGCTTTAACAGCGGTGTCGCTAGGCATAGCAACGCCTTCAGCCGCAGTAGTTTTTAGCAATTCTTGTAGGATGCTATCCAGCTTAGCCTGCATTGGGCGCTGGGCGTTGTAGTCAGCAACTTGCTTTTCGTACTCTGCTTTGCGGTCGAGATACTCGTTTAGTGCAGTGTCATACGCCTGTTTCTGCTTGCTGGGTAAGCCGAATAATCTTGTAAGAGTGTCAACGAATTTCTGCCACAGGGTGCGTACAGGTGCTTGGCCCTTAAATGCAGCAGGCTTAGCTTTCAGCCTATGCCCATCTTCGTCGTACTTGCTTAAAACCTGTCGGAAAGAAGGCAAAGTCAAGCTGTATGCCAGCGTTTCACTAGGGTCTTTGCCTATTATGTCATCCCAGAATTTCCCGTACTTTGGGTTGTTGGAATGAAGTACGCGACTTATTTTGTCCGATAGACCTGTTAGCTCCGCCCGTGCAGATGGGTTCCGCACCAGAGCTGCCTCAGTTAAAGCATGGGTGACTTCGTGGATTACGTTGTCTTCGCGGAAAACGTTAGGATCATCTGCTTTGAAATAGAGATGAGCACCATCTTCGCCCACTACGGTAACTGCACCCGCCTTGGCTGCATCAAAGGCATTTTTAACATTACGCGGTATCTTGTCTCCTTGCTTGAAGAATGTAACCTTGGCTGCCGCAATATGAGGAGATGTTAAATACGTCTTAGCAAGATCATGTAGGCGAGAATCCGTAGCTATTTTGACGTATCTGTTCAGCAGGTCTTTAGCATCTGTTGCTGACTCGAACTCTTGTATTGGTAAGGAGAGCACTCCTTTGTCTGGGTTTTTGCCCCTACCGGAGAAAAGGAATTTGCTTGCTGGGGCATAGGTAGGATTTTTAGCGAACACTAGACCGCCGATTTGCAAAACCTCCTCAGCATGAGTAACGGGTTCCATGTTAGCGCGATCATAGAAGTAGCTATGGCGCTCCGGGTCCATGCCCACCTGAATCCATTCTGGGTCATTAAGGTATTGCTTTCCCAGCGTTGCAGCTTCTTCTGGGGATACAGGCTTCCACTTACCTTCCATTGTCGCTATGGTGGCTTTACCAGAACCCTTAGCTATGTTTAATGCAGCTTTTTCAGTAATCCCAAAAGATACATCCGTAGCTCCTGCGACACTTTCGTACCCAATAGGCTTACCCGCAAACCCCCCTCGACGCGGTGTATGCACCGTGACTACCCAAGCGCCGTGATCCCTGTAGGCGGGGATGTCTAAGCGCAATCCTATATTTTCCCCTTCCTCCAGAGTGCCGCTCGCCTCACCTATTTTGTCTACTTTATCTTTAGATAAAGCGTTGTACATTTCTTCCAGTGAGGCAGGCTTGGGGATACTACGATATGCTGTAACAGGTTTATATTTGTTTACCAGTGCAGCGTAGTCTTCCTTAGTAATTTCCCCAGCAGCTAATTGCTCCGCCGCTTGGGTTAACTCAGCAGTGCGCTTGGTTACATCCTTATAGTGCATAAACTCACGAGGATTTACCATCCCCGTAGGAACCTCTTCCGCGACAGCTTTTACTTTTTCCGTGGGTTCTTCGTCATCGACTTCAACATCTTGCTCCCCTTGTCGGCTTGGTTCCATTCCTTCGCCACTGATTGTTTGATCCCCACCTTCTTCGAGAACGCTGGGTTGTGCGCCGCCGCTGCCATCAGTCGGGCCTGTTTCGGAGACTTGCTGGGCATTTTGTTGTACCTCGTTAAGTTTAGTGCGTAAAGCGTCTATAGCCTGCTGATCGCGGGGCATATTCTTCGCTTCTATTTCATCAAGAAACGCATTGATAGTGGGGCCATGAGAAGGGTCATCTGGGTTAAGCTGCTTCAATCCCTTCATGACTAGGGTATTCTTACGCGCCTTCAACCCTAATTGTTCGTAGTAGGGCTTCTCTTGCACCGTAGGTTCTGGTACTTCTTCTACTGGGGGTTGTGCCTTGGCTTCCTGCATCTGCATGTAGCGCACAGCGTCCTTATAGGGCATACCTTGTAATTCTTCAGGTATCTCGATAGGTTGGCGCTCTTTCCTCTTTTCTGCCTTAGCAACAGCTTGTTCTTCTAGGGCTGTTTGCTGAGCGAGCTGGGCTGCTTTCTGTGCGGCTAACGCCTCTTCCGTAGCTTTCTGCTCTTCGATGCGGGCTACTTCTGTAGCCTTGATGTGGTGTCTGCCAAGACCTTGCGCTACACCGGCAACGCCACCAAAACCTGCAACTTGTTTAGCAGTGTCAGCATATTCCTGTAGAGCAGAGTCATCAAATAAGGGCTGTCCAGCATAGGCGCGTTCTATGACATTCTCAGCTACTTCACTGCTGGTGAAGGCTGCATCCGTGATGCCTACCTGTTTAGCTATATTGCCGAGGCGTGAGCCTACGAGTTTCTTGGCTTCTTCAATACCGCCTTTTTCTACAGCCTTTATAATAGTCTCTCTAGCACCCAGCACTACGTCATCACTGAATAGCTTTTTCAACGGGCCGAGCAGTCTGCCGCCTACATAATCAAGGGCAGTCTCGCCCACAGCATAGGGGCGTGCCTCGCTAGGTACAAACTCTTTGCCTGTTTCCTTAGCGCGTTCTTCAAGCCCACCCATAGCGCCGCCATACAGAGCAGCAGTGCCCGTAGCTGGGCCTACACCCGGAATAGCATACGCAGCAGCGTAAGGGACAATCCCCGCACCTGTTTGAACGATTGGGTAGCCTACAGTCTTCTCAAACCAACTTGCATCTTTAGGCATCTCAAAGACGCCCTCTGCTCTATGACCTAGCTCTTCGCCATAGCCACGCATCGACTCCCCAGCACCTGTAATGGCTTCCCCTATAGGCTTCGCATACTGCCCCAGCAGTTCAGTGTCAGCCACAGCTTTCCCTAGCTCTTTTGTTTCTCCACCAAGCCCTGTAAATATCCCTGCACCGCTTGTCAGAAGCGATTCTTTAGCCGCAGCGCCATAGCTTGACTTATTGGGAGTGGGAGCGCCTTGAGGAGTAGCATATTCAGGGGCTTCTTTGCGAAGCATACCCAGCACCTCGTCATCAGACATATCATATTCAGCGTTGACAGTCTGGCCGTTGGGCGCTTGGAATTGGCGTAGCGGAACGCCTTCTATGCCTTCTTTTTTCAGCATAGCCGCTACTTCTTCATGCGACATGCCCTTCTCAACATTGATCGTCTGCCCCGTGCTTAACTGCATGGGGGTGGTTTCTAGCTGAGAGTATTGTGGGGATTGTCCCTGCCGTTGTTGGAATGGCCTACCACCTGTTACATCTAAGTACATTCCAGACGGAGCGTTCTGTATTTGCTCGTCAGGGATAGCAGCGAAGCGCCGCGCTTGCGCGGCCCTATTTTCATAGTTGGCATACTGTTCATTCGGACGTTCATAGTAGCGCCCAAGTATGACAGCAGCTTGCTCAGGAGTGCGCGTCTGCATAGCTTTTTCGAGAGCAGCTCTTTCTGGCCCTTGTAACTCACTAACAAAATAATCGAGCTGCGTAGTAAGGTCTTGCGGAGAGCGCCCTTGGCGTTTTGCAAAAGGGATTAGCCCTTCATACCCGCCACCGCCATAGAGCCTTTCTTTGCGCCATTGAGCGATACCTAGCCCACCCTCCTTGTTTAAGGAACCCCCCGAAATACCGCTTGACTCTTGTGCAAAGTTACCAACTGCACCAGCAGCAATATGTGCAGGGAACCCCTTAGCTTCTAAGTATCTACGGGCATAGGCGAGATTCTGCTCACCATCACCCTGCATTGGCCTAGCCTCGCCACCCATGTAGGCTTCTATATCCGCTAGCTCTCGCCGCTTATCCTCTTCCCGTTCTTTGGCCGTATAGGGGCGTATCCCTATAAGCTCGTCTAGCGCGGCATCGCCAGAGCCAACAGAAGGGTCGAACAAAGAAGCAAGGCCAGCGTACTTATCCATGCGGTTTCCTGAGTTAAAGTTGCTTGAGGTATTTTACTGCCTTACGCCTTGTCTTGTAACTGTTAAACCGCCACCCAGCCCGCCCCCGCCTAGCTCGCCACCGCCTAGCCCTAACGGGGTAAGCCCATATTGAACTCGCGCCTTGGTTAGTATTTGGTCAAAATTGGGGTTTTCGCCCTTGTCTCTTGCTGCATTATAATCAGCCACCGCTTGCTGGAGAGCAGCATGCTCAATAGCTGCATTAGTTTTACCAGACACAAGCGCAGCGCGTTTTTCAGCCTCTATCCCTTTTTCTCGGTCTAAGGCCCATCTCTCTTCAAAAGGCATCCTCCCTCTATTCGCCGCTCTACGCTCTTCGCTTGCCATTTCAGCTTTCTGCTGCAACAGTTTCAAAATTGTATCGACGTTGCGAGCATGCTCCAGTTGAGGGGCTTTTTCTTCTTCTCCATATATGTCATAGGCTTTACGTGCAATGTCTGCTTCTTCTTTAGCTCCTTGCTGGTAAGCGGATAGCGCTTGGATGCCACCAGTCCCGATAGCTTGACCTAGATAGGGCGATGAAGAACCCAATGTGCCAGAAATCATACCCATAAGGGCACCTAGCCATTTGTCTTCCTTAGCACCAGTCTGCATTTCTTCAAGGCGTTTAGCCTGCGCGTCAGACATCTTAGCGTTGGATAACCCACGCAGTTCGTCCAGCATTTTGACTTGGCCTTCAAGAGAGGGTATGCCATAGCTTTCTCCCGGCATGAGAGAGGATGCACCCTGCGGAGAGGCTTCTGTAGCAGCAGGGGCCGCTTGGCTATTTGTCTTTATGGTCTGCTCTTCAGGTGGCGTATACCCAGCTTTTTTCGCTTCTGGAGTAGGCTCCGCACGAGGTGTTACAGATGCGCCCGTAGTAGGTTCCTGTTTACCAACCTGTTTGCCTTCCTGTTTTAGAGAGCCTAGCCCTGCACTAGGAAAGACTTTCGCCATCTGTTGCTCAGTAACGCCTAGCCTTGTTTTATCAGAGGAGGCTCCATTTTTTGGCGGGGCAGTAACTCCTTTTGTTTCCTCTTGCGGTGCCGCTTTGCCTCCCATCCATGAGGGCATGTACTCTTTCCAGTCCTCAGCATACTGTTTTTGGAATTGTGGGTTAGCGAGTGAGTCAATCATATCCCAAGCGCCCAGTGCTACGCCCACTGGCCCAAGCACTTTGCCTACTGGCCCAAGCACTTCGCCTACTGGCCCAAGCCCTTTGCCGAACTTACCTGCGGCCCTACCCACTTTACCTAGTTTAGTTGCTAGGCTTTCTGCTTCAGGCACTGCGAGTTTTTCTGCCTGTGGTATCTCCCTGCTAAGAAACTCTCGTGCTTCTTTGCTAAGTTTGCTGGTGTCCATACCACGGGGGGCTTTTGCCGGAGGCGGCTCTTTAGGTAGTTCATACCCAACGCTTTTGTCTAAATTCTGCCATTTGAGGCGGCGGTTCAACCGCTCCATTTCTGTAGCAGAGTCTGCTTCAGATAGCCCTTGAATTGACTTGGGCGTGGCCCGCCCTTGTGTTGGCTCCGGTTGGTCAGAGACCATACCCGCCCGCTGTTGATATGCAGAAGGACTAGAGCGCTCTCCTCGTAATCCTCTCCGCGCTGCCTCTTCTTCTAGCCGCGCTCTGGTCGCCGTGTCTTGCTCCCGCAATAACTCCTGCATCAGCTTTTCATCTTCTCGGCTGAGTATATCCCCAGATTCGTAGTAGCCCGGAGCATCAGGTATCATTTTTGATAGCGCCTGTAAGGAGCCACCTGTGGGGAATCCACGCACTGCGCCACCTTGAGCAAAGTGCTCTTGGATAGCCTCAAGAACATCAGGGGGGATTACACCGCCTTGAGCAAAAGACACTAGACCACCACCTGCCATACCCATTTCAGGTTCAGGTTGTGGCTGCGCCGGAGGAAGCTGTCCCTGCATAGCAGGGAGCTGGCCCATAATACCTTGCTGTTGAGCAAGGTGCTGCATCACTGTGCCTTGGGGTGCGGGGGTTTGTGCCTGCGGTGCTTGTTGCAGCGCAGCGGCGGCGGCGAGTCCTTTCGGCCCTATAGGTTGTCCTTGAGCAGCGGCGGCTACAGCTTGCTTAGCCGCATTAGGATTGGCACTGTATACCTTGAAAGCAGAAGTTAGCTGGTCAACAATTCCTTGGCTCATACTTTGCCCCCTTTAGCTTTACCTGCACCCCAATAGCTAGGCACCTGAGTATATTGCCCCGTCGTAGCTGATCCCGGCATACCTGTTATCATGGTTACTCCCGGACTCGCTGCTTGCGTTGCGCCACCCCAATAATTTTTAGCGCTCTGCTGTCTGGTGTTGTAGTAGTCTTGGCCCAGACCTTGTAGCGTTTGCCCTGCGGCACCCCAGCCCTGAGCACCTGCCATTAGCTGATCCTGCCCCGTGTTAAACTGACCCATACCTTGCGTGTAAGCGTTCTGCAAGCCTTCTTGGGCTATTTTGTTTAGCAGGAAATTCTGGTTGCGCTGGCCTTCCGTTTCCATCAATGCACCGCGAGAGCCACCAAACGCACCCAGGCCGACCTGATTTGAACGGAGCAGATTCTGCTGTTGAGCAAAGTCCCTATTAGCCTGCTGCTTCTGCTCGTCAATGACATTCTTTATGTAGGGACTCATGTATTGCTCAGACACGCCCGGATCAGTCCACGACTTTCTTTTTTCTATTTCCTCAATAGCCCTAAGAAAGTAAGGGTTCGTAGACATCATTGTTTTAGGGTCGTAGAATGGCACTACGCCTACATCTGCTTCCGCACGGGTATAGGGGGATGCAGCAGCTCTTTTGGCCTCCGCTTTGTCGTATGCAGCGAGATTCTTTAGCTGCATAGGTGTTAATTTCTTGCCTTCCTCTTGCCTAGTCCTGAGAAAATCAGCGCGGTCAGCGGTAATGCCTTTGCCTTTTTTGTAGCCACGTAGGGACATGATGCCGCCTTCAGCCGCCTTTTTCGGCGCTTCTTCCTTTGGCGCTTCTTTGGTAGCAGGTGGGTTGGCAGTGCCTAGCTGGGATTTATATGCTGCCAAATCTGCATCGGGGGCTAACCCCGCCCACTGCCTAGTGTATTCAGGATTGCCACCGTACATGCCTTCGTATAAACGAGCATCTTGAGCGCCACGGCGCAAGGTGACAGAACCGGGAGCAAACTGCTGCCCGTACAATAGTTGTTTAGCGTAGTCCGAAAGGTCGGTTATTTGGGTGGATGAAGTTTGGGCGAGTTGTCCGGGAGCTGAGGCCATAATGTTACCTTCTAAATTTTTACAATATGATTTGGATATTGGTGGATTTTTTCCGGGCACCTAGCCTAGCCCACAAGCGCAACATCGAGTCACGAACCGCCCCTTCCATACATGTAGCCCCCTTGCTCACTAAGATAGAAGCGAACTGAGAAAACACCTCTGGATTGGACACAAACTTACCGCCGAAATTAGTCACAAAAGCTACGCGATGGTCAGTTCTATTATAATAAGCCACGGTAGCTACTCCACGCACTGTGTTGCTCTCATCCACTGCAACAACTAAAGCCCAAGAACCCTGCACCAGCCGCGCTTTCACTTCGTCTAAAGTAAACTCTCCATCAGCATACTCAACAGAGGTGGTGATAAACTTCTCTACATCAGGCCACGCTCTATTTACAAACTCTATGGGTACTTCTTGGACGCTATAGGCCACTAGACTTTACCGAAAAACTCATCAAGAAACTTAGCGCCCGCCTTAGTTGAGCCATTACCAAGAGCGCTTACTACGTCGGCAGGGATAATAAACTGCCCATTCTCAAGATTAACTGAGCCGCCATGTGCTAGTTTTTGGTTCATAAGATTGCCTCCTAGCTCTTGGGCTTTTTGCCCTTCCTGCTGTTGCTGTCTGGTTGCGTTACGATTTGCCGCATTTACCGAAGCACGCTGCTGCTGGGCCTGAATACCTTTGACGCCTTGGTCTACTACTTGCCCTGTCGCCGTTTGCCCTAAGAAGTTTCCTACAGCCCCTAGTCCCCCCTGCGCCGCTGAAGGCAGTGCAGCAGTTGACATACCTCCTCCTGCTGTTGGTGCTGTAACACCCGCAGAAGTAACACCCACGCCCGGACTAGCGGGAACCGCTCCCTGTAAGCCAGCCAGCCCCATTTTACCGGCTGCGCCTGCGCCCACCCCAGAAGCTAAAGACGTTGGAGCCGTTGCTCCCGCCCCCGCCGCAGCTAGATTAGCTAGAGCCGTCGTTGACGCCGCAGGAGCAAGTGCCGTACCTGCTAGTGCAGAACCTGCACTGCCCGCCATAGTAGCCCCAGCCATAGTGCCCAAACCACCAGCGCCAGCCCCTGCACCGAGAGCGGTGCCCGCTGCTCCACCTAAAACGCCGCCAAGAGAAGCTGCCGCTGCCCCGGCGACATTGCCTATAGTAGTGCCGATAGTGATAAGGGCGGCGAAGCTCATAACTTATCCTCAATTTGTAGACTGTTGTATTCAGTCATAGTATCACAAACCAAAAAATTTTCTATCTTTTCCAGCACTTGCTCTTGACAAGCATGGACTGTTAGCCACTCTACGTCGGTTATTGCGTATACTGCTCGCTGCGTTCCGGGTTTAGTTACAAACACCGCAGGGGCTATTACCTCTGCCTTATTACCTAGCTCATCTACAACAATGCAGTGGCCTTTAAGCGCGACCGTTATATGCTCTGATTTATGCACCTTAGTTACAACCGTCGCCCCCGCAGGGACATAGATTCTTCTGCCATATAAGCCGGGCGTATGGTAGTGATCCAACGGGGCTTCAATCTGGGTAAGCTCGCCAGAGTCTATCGCATTGTGCATGCTGGCTTTCAGCTCAGCGAGGTGCGCCCCTTTTGCTACAGCGTTCATTAGGCTTTAACTCCGGTCATAGCATGGATGAAGGCTTTTTTAGCAGCGTCCTGAATAATCTGCTTGCCCTTATGCGAATGCGCGGCACTTCGTACTGCTGTGAGCATACGGTCTAACTTAGCTTCCATAGATTCCGCTATTTTCTTAGGCACAACATACTCGCCATCAGCGACTCGTACATCTTCCTGTCCTGAGATATTAGCGGGAATATCGTCGCTCATCCCATCTCCATCACCCTCAAGCAAGCCCCCATGCTCGTAATGATCTACAACTTCACTCCGCTGAGGGGAGGCCGCTGGATAGGGAGTGGCGCGAGCTATTTGTGACTGTGGGTACGCTGCGTTAGGGTCTATGGGCTGGGTATGAATAAAGCCGCCGTTAGCAAAGCGATCTTTCAGCGCAGCGAGGCCACCTGACCGTTGGTAGTCTTCAAGAAACCACTCAGGGAACCGTATAGTTGCATCAGTGTTGGGAGGATGAATTTCTAGCGCACCGCCATCTGCATAGCCCGGAGAGTTGTATAATCCCTGAGTCAACTGTGCTAACTTGGCTGCTTCTTGCTGGCGTTTCTGCTGTAGTTGCTGTTCTTGCTCGCTCATGTAGTCGCTGAGCGCCATGTTACTGCCAATACCAGAGCCAAGTGTAAATGCAGGCAGTGCCCCCTTGCCTGCTATATCAAAGTATTTTTCTAAGTCTACATCAGAAGAAGCGGGTGCAGCTTCCGCAGGAGTGGAGGCAACGGCAGTGGGTGCCGTTACTTCAGAAGGCATTTCGCCAATAGGTTTATTGAACGCTTCTGCTATGGGGCTAGATGCGTTTTGCCCTGCTAACTGCTGATTGGATACGCCAAAGGCTTGAGGCTTTGCTAACTGTTCTGGAGTCACACCAAACCCAGTATTTGCCACACCCTGCTGCGTCATGGGGTTGCCCAGCGCACCCTGTATATCTTTGGACTTGTATGCACCCCAGCCGCCACTTAGCAAACCTGTAGCCGCACCGCCCGCTGCGCCTGCCTGCCCTCCAGTAAGAGCGCCAAGACCCGCACCAAGAGCTGCACCAGACAAAGCACCAAGAGTCCCACTGCCTATATCTCCCAGCAGCTTGAGCGTATCCGGTTTCAAATCCAGCCCACTTAGCCCAGAAGCAATCATGTCCCCCGTGCCTTCCTTAACAAACGAGGATAGTGCAGGTGCTCCTACAGCGGTGATTCCTTGGCTAAAAAGATTTTCAAGTCCGTACATGATTGCCTCTAAGGTACAATGTTCAAAACGCCCGCGTTATTCCAGATAGAGCCAGAAGGCAGCCCTGCGGCAGAAGTAGGTAAATTAGTCAAAGTCAGGGTCGCCCCGCGCATCTGCCCCGGATTCGCCTGTTGCTGGATTATGTAATTGAGCTGGCGAACGAGGCTGTTAAAATACTGCGTGTCATATTCTAAAGGAGGCAGAGGGAGGACTGAGTTGGGTACGTTGTTGTTATTAGCCATTTTATCTACCTGCGGCCATCAGCCTTAATGTCTAATCGAGGAACACCTAACTGCCAGCGAACGCCTAAGCCATCACTTTCTATGCGGAAGGAAGCCTGCCTGCCTCTCAGTCTGAGCCACGTATCAGGAGTGTACTCGTATACCTGAATGGTAACTTCAGAGCCGTCCACAACGGCGTCATTCGACTGCATAAAATTAGCTTGGCCCGGATAGTTTCTCACTGATAACGTAACATCAGCAACAGGAGCAGTGGTATCAGACCCAATAAAATCTACGTCATGAATGATACGCTTGATGAATGAAAAGCTATCGCCCTCACCCAAGTCAAAGTCTGCACTACGAATATAAGCGTCGATAGCAACCGCCGGAATATCAAAGCCATCATCAGCTCCTAACTCGTGGAACAGCACTTTCCCACTCGCCGTAACACCCGCTGCCGCTACAGGGTATTTGAACAGAGTGGAGTTCATCCAAGCCGTGCGCTGTTGCGCTGCATCCCAAGAGCCGTAGTACCAGAGTTTTTCTAAGTAGTTATAGACAACATACCTATCATTGACCAATGACTCAGCGGAGGGGTAGTGCCACCACACTTCGTTGTAGCGCTCGTTTGTGCCTGCGTACACCATGTCTAGCTGCTCGGCGTTTATATCTGAAAAGACATACTGATACAAAGAGCACGGGAGAGAATCCACTCTTCCTGTGTATACATAGAATTTGTTTACCCCCATCCAGAAAGTCATACCTGCTGCACTAGCCTTGGCATTGGGGGACGCGATGCTTATTGATGCTGAGATAACATTGAACCCAAAGACATACGGAGCACCCAGATAGCGCATAGAGTACAGAGCAGCGTCAGACCAAAGCAAATACTCTTGGCGCGTTTTCTCCGCTGTTATGAGGCGGCTACCTATGGACAGCAGTTGATTGCCCGCAGTGTTTGTGATGTCAGATGGATTCCATATCAAAGGATTTTCTTGCGAGCACCAGCTAACCATCATGGGCTGCTGAGCAGTGTTTGTACTAACAACAGTACCCGTAGTGCCTGCTACCGTAGACCCTGACAAGATAGCGGTAAAGCTAACCCCGATGGTATTAGATGCTGCTCCAAGAGGGATAAAATTTGTGTTACCAACTTCTGCTATGGTGTAATTTGTGTCAATAACAATAGTCTCAGCTAAAACCGGAATCGTTACATTAGCCCCTAGCGCAACAATATGCCGCTCCTCGGTGACAAAAGCCCAAGACGCTATAGAAGGAGCGCATAGGTCAGCACCCGGTAGGAACCTTACATTTACCCCCGCCCCAGTCACTACCCCATTTGAGTCCAGATTGACAGAAGCATCCCAATAGTAAATCGGCAGGTTGGCTGGGTTGTAAACGAGGTCTTCCCCGAAGTTGTCCCCACTCCACGTACGCAGCCTAGTGACCGTAACCGTAGGAGAGTAAGTGCTAGGAGACGGCGTGCCCCACCCATGCCCTGTACCCCAGTGTCCAACACCCCAGCCAGCGGCGTACTCATTTATGGGCAGGCCGGGAGTTAGCCCCGAAGGAGTAATATCATAAAAGTTTTCGCGCACCCAAATGTAGAAATTGGTGTGAGTGCCTACGCCCAGCAAGTAGTACCCTGAGAGAGAAGTCCATTCGTTTAGATGGCGGCAAATACCTAAATACTCTTCGTCACCTTGCCATGCCCAGCCCCCTAGCTTTTCCGGTGCCCCAGAGCGAAAGCGCACTTTGTCGCACTCGTACCACCCGCCTTCATTGGCGTAGTTGGTGGATTCTCTGGAGATACCGGGTCTAAATTGGACTTTTTGTAAGGGCACGTGGATTCCTATTCAGCTTTCAAAAGTATGCAGCCGCGTTATTTGGCTACCCATCCAGTGTCGCCTACCCCTGTCTCTTTAACAAATAAAGTAGAACCAGCACCACCATTCGTCCTTGTATACAAAGACCCCACAGGCGCAGCCACTACTCCTTCAGGAGAGCCGAAACCGGAAGTCCATATAACAGTACCAGAAGAACCCGGATAAAAGTTAGCGCTATAGACATTATTGATATAGGCATTAGCCCACCTCAGAGAAGTAGTGCCAAAGCCTTGCACGTTATTAGCACCGGGGCGTAAATTACCATCTGAAGATATAGTAAGACGAGTAGTCCTATCAGCTACATCCGTGCTGCATCTAAAACGAATTGCCGTCGGTACAAACGCCGCTGCTACGCCATCTTGAAGAAAATCTATACGAGCGCCGGGGACAAATCCCGTACCATTATCGCCATTAGCGTCTATTGCGCCTATAGAATCGTTTAAGACGGTTGCGATTGGTGTATCTCCGGGGACTGCGGTGCGCGTTTTACCGAAGCGGATTGTCCCGCTTGCCGCATCATCAGCATATTGGGCGATACCAAAAGTCGTAGTTTCATTGGTGCCCCCCACCATTTTTAGAGCGGGGTTAAGTGAGCCAATGCTAGCGTACAAGCCATTATAACCGCCGTTTACATCAACAAATGATGATTGTGCAACAATAGTACGATTAGGCGTTGTGGTTGCGTTAAAGCGAATGGTATTGCTATTAGGGTCAATCCCAAAGTAAATCTGCGTGCCATTGAGAGTTACAACAGGCTCCATCACAGAAATATCACCAATATCTGGAGTGGTGCACCCAACGCCAATGTAGCACGTTGTAATATCGAAAGACGCTGGAACAACAGCTTTCAGCACAGATGGTCGATAATCAGCGTTGTTAGCTATAATCATTTCTGGCTTTCCGCCAGAAGCACTCCCGATGGAACCATAGTTAATCCACTGCCGACCTTGGCCGGAGTTAGCTTTGGCTTTACATGAAAATTCTATTTCATCCCCACCTTGCACGTTAATCGTCAGATACAATGATTGATTAGTGCTTGTGGAGCCGTCAATTATGTTTAGAACTCCAGAAGAGTCTATGGTGTATGACCCGCCTGACCCTTGTAACTGCCATTGCGTCCATACATTTGCTGCTGCTATAGCCATTAAATAATACTCCCCAGATAGTAATTAGACATAATTCGATTTATACCTAAGTCCATAAGTTGCTTGGCAATATACGGGCTGTCTACAGTCCAAACTGTTAACTTAATGTTAGCTGCGCTTGTTGATGACACCCAAGTAATACTGGGATTCGCTAGTACAGTGCTATAACTACAGGCAAGTTCTACTGGGCCACCGAGAGCAATTAACTGAGCGATAACAGTGTCCAACTGTGCCTGCGTTGTTGGTGTATAAAGATAGGCTAAGCTAACAGTAGCGTCTAAATTTCTAACGTACTGTAGATCAGAAAAATTGAAAGACTGCCAGCACGTAATCGGTTGGCAGTTGTTGTTATTCATACTATCCAGCATAAGCTGGATATTGCTCTGGGTTTTATACCCTTTGATTTCAGGCATTGCAAGCGCGTTACGCGCCCGACATAGTGCGAAGTATTCGTCTAGTGTAGGGATGTAGCTGTCACTAAACTTTGCGTTAAAGAATGATCCAGCATCCAGCCCGCGCATGTAGCTATAGTAATTCAATGCTGCGACTGCGCCTGTGCCATTGGTAGTACGATCCACAGTAGAGTCGTGGATGATTACAGGTACGTTGTCTAAGCTGATCTGCACATCACACTCGATTATTTTACTGCCCAGTGCGATACCATTCGCAAAAGAAGACATCGTGTCTTCAGGAGCCATACCCGCACCGCCACGGTGTGCTATCCACGTCATAGTCTGTGACTCAACGTAGTTGGCATAGCTGCCGTAGTCCTGTTGAGCGTAAGCAGCGTTAATTCCAGTCGTGCTTATTTGCAGCCCCGTAGCTACATTGTCCCCATCATAAACAGTTTTAAGCTGGGAGGTAACACCGCCCGGCACTTGAAGAATATCCCCAGAGTTTACGAGTCCGACCTGAACCTGCGTGGTGCTTACTTTTAGCTGAGTGCTTGCACCGTTACCATCCTGCACCGTTTGCAGGGCAGAAGTAACTCCTCCGGGGACTTGGAGTAAACCGTTGAAGGTTTGGTTTATTTGCTGGTTGGATAGATTTGACATAGCTTAACCCAATGGTGCCTGTTCAGGCTCGCTGGCCGCCATCCACGGCAGGTCGATTGACTTAGGTTGTGGGGCACGCTGTCTTTCAATCTGTTCTATAACGCGGTCTTCAAACTCCGTAACGCGACTACCTAGAGCCTTCTTTACCCATGCGGCAGCCTGCTCCTTCGTTACTTGCTCGATAGGCGTGAACGTAGCTGGATCGGTACTAGCGAAAGACACATCACTCTGCGTAAACCCTTTTAGGTCTCCATCTGATCCTTCGACATCGAAACATGCCTGAACAGCTACATTTTCAAGGCCGTCTTTGTGTATTACTTCAAGACGGGTAACGATCCATTCGATTGATATTGCCATTTGTGTTTCCTCTAAATTACATCGCTACAGTGCGAGAAGTTTCGATCATAGTGGTACCATCTGATACGAAGTTTACAACGAAAGTCTTAGCCGTGACAGTGCCAGTAGCCAGTGTGCCCGTTGTTAAGAACCCCGTACCGAAGGTAATGGTGTAAGATGTCGTGCCGCTCGTCACGATGATAATGGAAGATTCAGCACCTGCCGGAGCTACAGTAGTAGTATAAGTTGCCGTTGCGTTTGGCGTTACTTTGACCACATTATAAGAACCAAGCATCATTGCGGTCGTACCTGCTGAATGGGCGAAATACCCGCCAGCTACAGTACCATTGCTTTTAATCGGGCCTTGGAAAAAGTTGTCAGCAGTGCCAGCAGCGTAAAAGTTGTAGCGGCCTGAAGCGGTAGCTATATTCGAGTAGAAGCCGTAATTGGTAGTACCTGATACCAACGATGAGTCAGCATAAAAGCCCTGCATTACAGATATTGTTGAAGAAGCGCCCAGTGTCTGTAATGCGGAAGAAAAACCTCTGAATGTGGTAAGTGCTGTACTCGCAGCAGTGCTTGGGAAATTAAAGACGCCGTTATATGTTCCTGTTACGGTACTAGGAATAGTACCTTGGATATTAGCTACTGTGCATGCGGCAACTGAGTCTGTAGGGTATGTTCCTCTTAAGGAAAGTAAAGCGGCGGTGCTGATCGTGCCGTTAATGCCTACGCGCCCCGCGTTATCAATCCTCATCCGTTCTGTAGGGGAGGAAGCGCCATCCGCTGTAGTGCTGAACACCAACCTTCCGGGCATATCGTTAGTGCCGGGGGTGCCGTCTACTTCCGCTATGATAGCCGCTCCCCTTGTGTAAGATGACCCGTCCGCACCTGCAAACACTAATTGCCCAAGAATATCAGCGTTCTGGACTATTGTGTTAGCGCCGATTGTACCTGAACGGGACTTGTTAAGATAAATAATTGACCCATTCGGGTTACTTAGGAACGCATAATTGTGTTGTGTTGCTTCGCCAGTATTTGTTGCTACCTGTAACTTTCCTGTATCCGAAAATGCTCCCGCAATAGATGTAGCTGTTCCAATCAAAACATCGCCAGTCGCTTCAACAACGAACGGGCTGCTATCAGGATTAGTGTCATCCTCTACCACCAGAGCATTGCCCGAACCAGTCTGCGTGATTCGTAAGGCATTAGAGCTAGAAGACCCAGATATAACCACACCGGGCTGAACTGTTCCGTTGATAGTCACAGTATCTGCTGACGCATCGCCTAGTATGGTATTGCCTGATACAGTGAGGTTCGTAATAGCTGCGCTGGCCTGCTCAGTGGTAGCTTCATAGAAGTCCGTACCATTGCAGTAAACAAATTTAGCTTTACCAGCAGAAACTGGAACACCCGTGCCTGCGGCTGTTTTTACAGTAACAGTAGCATTTGATCCGTTAGCTACTACATATACCTTGCTAACACTGGGGGCAGTGACAGTTCGAGCAGTGCCCGGAGTACCTGTAATTCCCAAAATCATCTGACGAGCTTGGTCAGTAGCGCCATTGGCAACCGACAGGGGTACATCTCCTGCGGTTACATTTATAGCAGCTTGACCAGCAATCGACTGCTCAATCAGCGTACCAAGGTTGGTATTGGTCGTAGTACCCCATGTGTTGTTCTGTTCGCCGTAACCGATGAGTTCAATGCGAAGATTGGGGGAATAAGTAGACGCCATTTATTTTTCCTCTTTGGTTACGAAAGCTATCACACTAGCGACAGCTACAGCTAACTCGGTTATATTTTGCGTAAGTTCAGGGTTGAAGTGAACATCTAAGGCGGCCAAAAGGCCCAGCACGGCATACCATGTAGATTTCTCTCGTAGTCTATCTAGCAGCCAACTTGCTAAAGGGTTTAATTTCATCTCGGTATCTGCCAATGCGGGCCATCTTTGAATTTTCGCCAATCACCGCCCCAAGTGATGTCTACACCCAACTCTTTAGCTGCTTGTTTAATAGCAGGGGCTAACTGATGGTAATACTTCCAATCCCAACTAGCTTGCCCATCTACGAGTGGCGCTATGTCTACTGCATGGCCTGTGAGATGGTAGGAGTTCATGGTTTGGGATGCACCTTTGGCTACCAGATAGTGCTGGCGTTCTTTCGTCCGTAAGCCCTCAATTACTACGAAATCAATAGGTGTGAT